CCGCGTTTCGGCCCCACAGGGCCAACCTTTACTCCCATAGTTCGAGCCACCCCTCGATACCATTCTAATGCATTTGATTCAAGCGTTTTTTTTAAATCCACAAATTGATCTGGATCGAATGCCGATCTAAAATGCTCGAGTGTCCATTCCCCGTTTCCCGTATCGATGTCGGGGCTGTCTGGATTGGAATCTCCTTTGTAAAGGTTGGGGTGCTGATAAGGCAAGATTACTTTGTATCCATCGGTACATTTGAGACATCTATGATCTCCCCACTTATTAAGCTCGGACGTCGAACCAGAACCATTGCAAATAGGGCAGACAATTTCTGTCATTTCACTAAATCCGTGTTTCTCTAATATGTCACGTACTGGTCTCCAGCCATAGTGTCTAAGCTCCCTGGCCGTAAAAATTGATCTTACTATCTCTGGATTAAATGTTTTCATAAGTTCTGATAAAGCGGCCAATGCCCTCGGAGAAGTAGCTGCTGCCAGCGACTTCGTTAACACCCTCGTGGCCGCCCCCGCCGCCACCTTGCCAGGCGCCAGCGCCGTTGTACCGAGTGATCCAAGACCTTGGAGAAACCTTCGGCGGTTCATTTTTGCCAAGTCGTCCACCCCTTCAACAATATTAATTATTTCTCTCATATTCATAGCAATATTTATAAATTAATTTGAAAAATTACCTCATCGTGTTCATCATTAGAAGTTGGATTATATCAAGATATAGATCCGCTATCAACTTCTAATAGAACAGGGGATTGGTCAATTCACACAATCTCATTAAAATATTTAACTGTTGACTGCCCAACACAAGTGTTGTATAGACTTGCTATATCATAAAGGTTAATCAATGTCACCAAATATTTGGATATTTGCACTAGAACCAATCGAAACTAGATACACTGGACAATGGCATACACACATTCCAGAGTTATTAACAAAGCGATTTGGTCATCGATTCAATGTGCAACAAATTGACGGCATTCAGAAAAACACAGTTCCTACGCCCGGAGCATTCCTGAATTTCTCAGATACTAACTATTGGAAGAGCAGTCAGTTATGCAACTTCCTTGAGAAATTTAATCAAGGATTGGTTACTGCATCTGATCATTTTATCTTCACTGATGCGTGGAATCCGGTAATTTTACAATTGAAATATATGAAGGAACTGCTTGGCCAACAATGGGTTCTACATGGACACTGGCATGCCGGATCATATGACAAAAATGATTTCTTAGGCAGAATCATAGGAGATGCCAATTGGGTTCGTGAAACAGAACGTGCAATCTACCATGCAATTGATCACAATTATTTTGCAACCAAATATCATTATGAACTGGTCGAAATGGAGTTGTTTAAGGCTAACACCGATCATTGGATTGATCGACAATTGATCAATAAAAAGATCGTGCGTAGTGGTTGGCCAATGGAATATATGAAGCAAACAATGGCTCCATACGCCAAATTACCAAAGCGTGATCTTATTGTATTTCCACATAGAATTGCTCCAGAAAAACAATTAGAAATCTTCAAAGACCTAGAAGCAGAATTGCCAGAATATGAATTTGTAGTCTGTCAAGAAAAACAACTCACCAAACACGAATATCACACACTGCTGGGACAATCAAAAATTGTATTCAGTGCTAACCTGCAAGAAACACTAGGCATTTCAACATGTGCTGAAGGTCCGTTAGTTAACTCCATACCTATGATGCCAAAACGATTAAGTTACAGTGAAATATTTCGAGATTATCCAGAATTCCTGTATCCCAGCAGCTGGACATATAACACCCAATCATACCAAGACAAAAAGCAACTACTGACAAATCTAATCAAACTTCAAATGGAGAATTATCACACGTTTGTTCCAAAGATTGAACATTATGTGCAGAATTGCTATGAAAAATATTTTCATAGCGAAAAGATGTTGGAAATCATTAACGAATATATTTGACCAATCTGAATAAAAAGGTTGATTACATTTCCTGAATGTGCTAAATATGAATGATACACAATGGTATCAAACATAATATCATCCGAGTAAGGAAGGAAACAAATGAGTTACAATAAAACAAAGACGGATTCTGATCTAGGTCGACAAGTTCATGAGCACTTAGTACGATGCGGAGTTGAAACACCAACTGCGCCTAATGAGTTAGATCGCAAACAAAAAATTGATATCATCGAAAACAATTTCATCGAGATCATGAGGGCACTTGGTCTCAATTTAGACGATGATAGCTTAGCCGATACCCCAAAGCGAGTTGCTAAGATGTATGTAAATGAGATATTTTGGGGTCTCGACTATGATGCATTTCCAAAATGCACGACCGTTGACAACAAAATGAAATACGATGAAATGGTAGTCGAGCGTGGCATTAATGTGCAGAGTAACTGCGAGCATCATTTTGTTGTAATTGACGGAAAGGCCACGGTAGGATATATTCCCAAAGATAAAGTTTTAGGATTGTCTAAAATTAATCGCATTGTAGAATATTTCAGTAAAAGGCCACAAATTCAAGAACGCCTGACCGAACAGATCTACTATGCTCTTCAGTATATTTTAGAAACTGATAATATCGGAGTCGTAATTGATGCCCAACATTATTGTGTCAAAAGTAGAGGCGTAGAAGATGTTGGATCAAGTACTGTGACTAGTAAACTAGGCGGCTGTTTCAAAACAGACTCGGCGGTTAGAGGTGAATTTATGAATATTGTCAATAAAAATAATGTCTAAGCGAAAAACCTTTGAAGAATTTAACAAATTAGTCAATAAAACTCATGGACAATTATATTCCGAGCTTCTAGACCGAGAATCAAAATTCAAAGATAAAGGATATAAAATTATTTCTGTGTGGGAGTCAGACTTTCGACAACAAATGAAGGGACATGGCTAATGGTAACATGCGTTCAGTGTCAACTTACTATTGATAAATTCAAATTGGAAAATGTTGACCTGAGCGGATGGCCTAAATATTATTGGAACTTGTTGCCAAATCCAAAGACTTCGGAGCACTATTTCTGCGGGCCACATTGCGCAACAGCATGGTACAAAGACAACTATCTAAAGAAAGAAACAAATGAGCAAAATCAAAGTTAGTGAAGTTTTTTACTCCGTACAAGGCGAAGGGCTCTGGACCGGCGTTCCTAGTGTGTTCTTAAGAACATTTGGTTGCAATTTCAATTGCCGAGGATTTGCTATGCCTAAAGGTGAATTAACCGATGAGCCTGAGCAAATTGCCAAAGATATTGACAAATATCCAACATATGAAGATCTCCCCTTGGCCAAAACAGGCTGCGACAGTTACGCTTCCTGGCACCCGTCATTTAAACACCTCAGTCCATTGGTCACTATTGATGCACTAGCGGAACAAATGGTGTCGCTACTTCCAGAAAAGAAATGGACACAGGCCAATGGGCAAGATATTCACTTGGTCATTACAGGCGGCGAGCCACTGCTAGGTTGGCAGCGTTCTTATGTGGAATTGCTGTGTCATCCATTGATGCAAGACCTGAAGAATCTTACCTTCGAAACCAATGCAACACAGATTTTAAGAGAAGATCTAATTCGCTATTTTGAAGATCGACCACATCTACACGTAACCTGGTCTTGCAGTCCAAAATTGTCAGTTAGTGGAGAAAAGCGAGAAGCTGCTATTCGACCTGAAATTGTCAAACAATATAACAATCGGCGAGAGGCATATTCGGATCTATACCTAAAGTTTGTGATCACCAATGAAGATGATCTTGCAGATGTAGAATGGGCAGTAGAGCAATACCGTGTTGCGGGTGTTAACTGCCCGGTGTATTTGATGCCTGTGGGCGGAACCACTGACACATATCAATTCACTAGCAAAGACGTTGCCAAGATTGCCATAGACAAGGGCTATCGATACAGTGCTCGATTACAATTGGATCTGTTTGGTAATGCTTGGGGAACCTAATGAACAACGAAATGAATGCCAAAGCGCCTACTTCTATCCAAGTTGACTCGGTATTGAACTCTATAATAAATCGAGTTCTTCCGACCTTAATAGTCAATGACATTATTGGCGTTTCTCCGATGTCTGGCCCAAAACCCATTACTAAAACAACCAAAAGATTTGTTTGGTATCCGGTTCGGCGCAGCGTAACTCAACAATTCTTATGGTTGACAAAAGGAACAAAGGTGTCTAAAATTAACAGAGAAATTGGAAAGTTAGAGAGTGAATGGCATTCTCTCGCCGGCCATACCGTGTGGATATTAAGGAACATAAATGAGTAATTTTTTTGAAAGATTAGTTGGAATAGACAAATTAAAGGAATCAGCAGCTAAGGCCGTCCAAGATAAAGCAGATGCTGAAGAAGCCGCAGCAAAGGCCAAAGAAGAATCTGCCAAGGTCATAGAAGAGACTAAAGAGGCAGTTAAATTATCGCAGATGTCAGCCAAAGATGCGGCCACCGCTAGAAAAGAGTCATATGTGGCCATTTTAGCCACCCACATCAATGATCAAAATCCAAGAAACGGCTTCTTTGAACTAGATTGGAACGAGCAGTTCATACTTCAGTTAAAGGCCGAAGGCTATTGGGGTGAGAATGATGAAGAAATCGTTGACAAATGGTGGAGAGAAATATGTCGAAATGTGGCTGCTGAAGAAGGCATCAGTGTAGAACGCCGGGCAAGTGGATATATCAATATCAATAATTTAGGTGGCGGAAAGTCTGAGGTTAGTTAATGACCCATATAATCGTAGACACTGCTAATCTATTCTTTAGAGCAAGGCATTCTGTCAAAGGACCCCTAGAGGATAAAATCGGCATGGCGCAGTCGATTACATTCAATAGCATTAGAAAAGCATGGAAAGACTTTGACGGTACTCATGTGATCTTCGCACTAGAGGGACGCAGTTGGCGCAAGGACTACTACCCGTTATATAAAAAACAAAGACACGATGCTCGAGGTGCAATGTCAGTTAATGAAGCTGAAGAAGATCGAGCATTTTGGGAAATATATGATGAATTTGTAGACTTCCTTCGAGAAAAAACCAATTGCACCATTTTACAACACAAACAATTAGAGGCAGACGATCTAATTGCTGGATGGACGCAACAACACCCAAACGAAGACCACGTGATTATCTCTACCGACGGAGATTTCGCGCAATTAATCTCTAAAAATGTCAAACAATACAATGGCATGACTGGAGTCACTACCTGCATTGACGGGTATTTTGATGAAAAGGGCAAGAAGGTCATTGACAAGAAAACCAACGCACCTAAGCCGGCGCCGGATCCAGAATGGTTACTTTTCTTAAAATGCATAAGAGGCGACACAACCGATAACATTTTCAGTGCATTTCCGGGTGTTAGAATTAAAGGATCCTCTAATAAAGTTGGGTTAACCGAAGCATATCAGGATCGTCATGCCAAAGGTTTTAATTGGAATAATCTCATGCTACAGAGATGGGTAGACCATCTAGGCAAAGAACACAAAGTCGTTGATGACTACAAAAGGAACGTTCTTCTTTGTGATTTAACCGCACAACCAACAGATGTTAGACTCATCATCGAAGAGACTATCAATAATTCCATAACTAGCAACAAAAACATCAGCCAAGTGGGTATTAGAATGATGCAATTTTGTGTATCATACGATCTAATCCGAATTGCCGAAAAGATCGAATACTATGCAGTTCCGTTTGCAACTAGATACCAAACAAAGGTAATTTTAAATGAAAATTGATGCCAAAGTAATTGTGCCAAATCGACAATGGGTATTGGTGCAGCAAGGACGTAAGTTAGGGACTCTGCACCGAGACAAACGTAAATATATGTTGTCACAATCCGGAAAACAAACAGAAATTGGTGATATCACCGCAGTAAAAAGTAGATTCGGCGCTGATCTGTTTGCCACGCCAGTAGCAGTAGACAGTTCATTATCAGCAACTGCATTATCTCCAACTATCTATAATTACCCGTGTAGTTCTTCTCCGTATAATCCCGTATACGACATTAAGAAAAAACTACCCATCTTCTCTAAAAGAAAGAAAAGCAAGAGTTTATATTGTGCCGGATACTATCTTATTCAATTTAGACGTGGTTGGATCAAGAGTTATTGTCCAAAACTCATAGCTCTTGAACGCTATCCCTTTAAAGGACCGTTTACTAATGAAAGCGATGTCAAACTATTAGCACAGGAATATAAGAATGAAACCCCTTAATACATTTCCAATTGAATCTTTCTTAGAAAAGTCAAAAATCGCAATCCGTAGCGGACAGAAGTCTATGGTAATGGATATCAAAGACGTGCAGGCGCTGAATGACAATCTCGCAATTGTTATGACACGTTTAGCTGGAACACTCGATTCTACCTTAGAAAAGAGCATCCCCAAATCTGAATCTGTTTCAATTAAAATGGACGGCGGCGGATTCTAGTCATATAATAATAAATACAGTCATATACCACTGGAATATGATTCATGAGCCGTCCCAAACCTTCAATAATTTTAGAAATTACTGACAAAAAGATCTTCAAATCAGAACAAGTACTAGATGCCGATGGTATTTGGGCAGTGTTCTACAAAGGCAGACCAGTGAACCTCAAGACTATATCATTAGTTGCTAGTTCGTTTGGTCCAAAATACAAAAAAGTGTCGTTTAGCAATCCAGGACATGCTCTTAATTTGTCAAAAAAACTCAATAAGATGTATAACTGTCAAGACTTTCGAGTCTACGAACTATCAAAAGGAAATCCAGTAGATTAATGGATCCGAAAGTTGCTATCACGCACGAAATACTTCTTATGTCCGGAGAAGACACATCAGCTGATAATGTGAAAAAGAATCTTAAAATCTTTTGGAAAAATCCTCGCCTGAATGGTGTGCGCAGTATGGCGTTAACCAAGCTGGGCTATCAATTTATGGAACCGCATCTGAAATTCTACACAATCGAATTAACAGATGCACCCGAGGAATTAATCAGGAATATCATTTGGCTAGACAAATACCTTGATTGTCCGTTTTTCTTAGAAAATAAAAGAATACGATTAACTCGAGAGCGTACCGCAGTAATGCTCATGTTATATGGCGGAGATCTTAATCGATTTGTGTTTAATTTGTCCAAAATTGCCAACAAAGTAGAAGAAACTGATTGATTTTTCCTAAAAAGTTCCAGGCTGTGCATTGACACGCTCGCAAATATACAATATAAAAAGCAATCAACAACACTACAAGGAACCTAATACAATATGACTAAAGAAATTTCTACTAACCGTACCGTAACTCCGAATGAAGCCAAATTGGCCATTCGCAAGTGCATCGAAGCACAACGTCCTCTTTTTATGTGGGGTCCTCCCGGCATCGGTAAAAGTGATATCGTCAAACAAATTGGTGACGAGCAGAAACGCGAAGTTATCGACGTTCGTTTGAGCCTTTGGGAACCAACTGACATCAAAGGCATTCCTTTCTTCAACCCAGAAACAAAAACAATGACATGGGCGCCGCCGGCAGAACTGCCAATGGACCCAAACAGCACTGCAATTTTGTTCCTCGACGAACTTAACTCTGCGGCTCCGGCGACACAGGCTGCGGCGTTCCAGTTGGTCCTTAACCGTCGGGTCGGCACATATCAACTTCCAAAGGGAGTTGCTATTGTTGCAGCTGGTAACAGAGACAGTGACAAAGGTGTTACCTACCGGATGCCGAGTCCACTGGCTAACCGTTTCGTTCACATTGAAATGAAACACAGCTTCGATGACTGGTTTGAGTGGGCCACTGCTAACAATATCCATGAACAGGTTGTTGGCTACCTTACGTTTGCTAAAAACGATCTCTACGAATTCGACTCGAAGAGTTCGAGCCGAGCATTTGCCACTCCGCGCTCCTGGAGTTTCGTTAGTGACTTGCTGACATCCGACAATGTCAGTGAAAGCACACTTACTGATCTTGTGTCAGGTTCGGTGGGCGACGGACTAGCAGTGAAGTTCATGGGTCACCGCAAAGTGGCAAAGCAAATGCCTAACCCAACTGATATTTTGAATGGAAAGGTAACGAAGTTTAACATCAAAGAAATTTCGGCAATGTATTCACTTAGTATCAGTCTCTGCTACGAACTGAAAGAAGCGCACGAAAGAAAAGATCCGAAGTGGAATCAGATGTCAGACTTCTTCTTCAAGTTCATCATGGATAACTTCCCAACAGAGATTACCGTGATGGCAGCAAAGGTTGCCCTGAGCAACTACCAATTGCCATTCGAGCCGCGCGAACTGAAGAACTTTGATGAATTTCACAATAGGTTCAGTAAGTACATTACCGCCGCAATGGAGTAATACTCCATTAGGTGTTGTTGAGAAAAGGCGTAGCTTAAATGCTGCGCCTTTTTTCGTAAAATATCACCAAACAGCATTGACAAATGTCTGTGCTTATATATAATGTAAACATCAATGGAGCCCTATATGTCTAAAGCTACTACTGCTTCTGTCGCACACCCCAAGGTTAAGAAACAACACACTCAACAAGAAAAAAATGAGGTGATTGAAAAACTCGTTACTGCTCGAGTAGGTCTCTTGCTAAGACATCCGTTCTTTGGCAACATGGCTACTCGAATGAAACTAATTGACGCTAGTGATTGGCTCGAAACACTAGCAACAGACGGACGCAATTTCTATTATAGCGTGGACTTTGTCAAAAAACTAAAGCCAAAAGAAGTAGAGTTTGGGTTTGCACACGAAATCCTCCACAATGTGTTTGATCACATCGGTCGCCGCAGTTCAAGAGATCCAATGATTTCAAATATTGCAGCCGACTTTGCAGTTAATCAGATCCTCAAAGATGATCGAATTGGCGATGTGCCTTCGTTTATTAAGATTTTCCAAGACAACAAGTATCGTGGCTGGAGCTACGAGCAGATCTATGATGATCTCTTAAAAAATGCAACCAAAATTGATATCAATGCATTGGGTCAATTACTCGACGAACACCTTGATCCAAGTGGCGCGGATAGCGAATCTGCCGACGGTCGCCCAGTACTTTCTGAAAAAGAATTAGAAGAGATCCGCAAGGAAATTAGAGATGCTATGATAACAGCGTCTCAGACCGCAGGCAAGTTGCCCGAAGGCGTTCGTCGATTAATCCAGGAATTCACTGAACCGCAAATGAACTGGCGTGAAATCTTAAGAATGAACATTCAAAGCATCCTCCGCAGCAACTACAGTTTCACCCGCCCTAATCGAAAAAGTCAACATTGCGGTGCCGTTCTTCCAGGTCTACTGCAAGAAGAGACAATCGACGTCTGTGTAGCATTTGATATGAGTGGCAGTATTTCCGACGCGATGGCCCAAGACATGCTCGGCGAAGTTAAGGGCATTATGGACGAATACGCCGACTTCAAATTGAGCCTGTGGTGCTTTGATACTCAGGTTTACAATTTCGCCGAGTTCACCAGTGACACACGAGAGGATATCCTGACTTATCATCCCAAGGGTGGTGGTGGTACCGACTTTGAAGTCAACTGGGAATTTATGAAGAAGAACGGAATTGAACCAAAGAAGTTCATTATGTTCACTGACATGTATCCAAACAGTGGATGGGGCGACCCGGACTATGCCGATACATTGTTTGTGGGACATGGAACCACTTCAATTGAAGCTCCGTTTGGGCAAACTATCTATTACAAGGAATTCGATACCTGATGTATTGGTCAGTATACTTTATGGCATTATACATGATTTCGATCATTCGATCTCTTGTGAGGACTAAATAAAGTAGGTATATTATGACACTGACAAAAGAAAAAATCAATCCTCTAAATGTCCTTGGACAACGACGACTGAACTTTTGTCCAGTTCACTTTTCTACCATCAATATTGAACTAACGCTAAACCAAGTTAACATCGATCAATGGATTACCGAAAGATTGTCAGACCGGTATTATATACTTCGTCGGCAAGTACTCAATTCATCTAATCAATATGTCAATGTTTTGACAATTGGATTTGAGAGTCCTGCAGAATTAACCATGTTAATATTGGGATGCCCATATATCAAAGAGGAATAGAACATGGACGAAACGACTGAAGTAACAAAAGAAACTACCCAGGCAGACCTAACCGTTGTAGATCTACAAAATCTAAGACAGATTATTGATATTGCCTCTCGTAGAGGTGCGTTCTCTGCCGCCGAGTTAAGTGCAGTAGGCGCAGCATTTGACAAGTTGAATGCGTTCCTCGAATCAATTGCGCCAGCTGCGCCGCCCGAAGCGCAATCTTAATCTACAATCATAAGGATAGAAAATATGAAACATGTCGGTAAAATGAAAAATAACTCAGCTAGAGTTGTAGTGGTATACAGGACTCTCCCTGACGAACCGCACAATGCCCTAGTTGTAGGAACACAAGGATTGCAGGATAGCTATCATGATTCGCTGATGTCTCTGATTGATTCTCCTCAATGTCAACAAGCAAATGAACTCGCAGACATGCTAGCAGTTCGAAAATTCCCCGACGGAAATTCTATGCTAGGCTTTTTACATGGTAATGGACACCTTAAAAAGGTACCAACTAACATGGTTCTTATGACCCCGGATTCACAAACAGTGATTCAACTAGACGAACTCAACAAACTAATTGCAGAGCAAAAAGGTGTGAGAGTTGAAGATCTTGCAGTAAGAGAAGAAGGTGACCGGAATCGTCCAACGGCTCCGGTGAAGGCCGAAGTCATTGTCGAAGACAATCTGGTAAATCCCGTAAATCTCAGCAATATGACTCCGGCGCAAAAGCGTAGTCGCGCCGATGCCCTTTACAAAGAAGCAGCACAATTGAGAAAAGAGGCAGACGAACTCGACCCTCCAAAATCAAGAAAAAAGCCCGCTGGCGTAGAAGTCTAATCACTTGTCTAGATACTAGAATAAGCCAGGGCGTCATTGCTCTGGCTTATTCATTTAAGGAATAAATTATGCAAGAATATCAAGAAATATTACGAGACGTTTTAGAAAACGGAACAGAAAGACAAGATCGAACGGGCGTTGGCGTTATCAGTAAATTTGGCCTGCAAATGAAATTTGATCTCAAGCAAGGATTTCCAGCAGTCACAACTAAGAAGTTAGCATGGAAGTCTGTAGTAAGCGAACTATTGTGGATGATTGAAGGCAGCGGCGACGAGTTGCGACTTCGAGAAATTTTACATGGCGAGAGAACTAGTTTGAAAACTACTATCTGGACCGACAATGCACATGCTGAGTATTGGGTTAATCGACGTCATAAGCGATCGATAGGGGACCTAGGACGGATCTATGGCGTACAGTGGAGGAGGTGGAGGAAGCCATTAATCCGAGGAAACAAGGTAGTACTGCAAAATCACGATCAATTAATTGAATTGATTGAACAAATTCAAATGGATCCATATAGCAGACGACACATTCTAAGCGCATGGAATCCCGGCGAAACAGAATTTATGGCGCTGCCGCCGTGTCATATGATGGCACAGTTCTATGTGAGTAACGGACGTCTCAGCTGCCAGATGTACCAGAGATCTGCAGATTTATTTCTAGGAGTTCCGTTTAATATCGCCAGCTATGCGTTGTTGACTCACATGATTGCTAAAGTCTGTAACCTAGAAGTTGACGAGTTAACATTGTGCCTAGGCGATGCTCACATCTATAATAATCACATAGATCAAGTTAAAGAATTGTTGACCAGAAAACCGCTCCCGTTGCCAACACTATGGCTCAATCCAGACATTACTAGAATTGATCACTTTGACATGAATGACATTGCGTTGACCAACTACACAAGCCATCCTGCGCTAACTGCTACAATGGCCATTTAGACCTGCTGGTACTGTGCGTCAGGGCGAAGGCCCGGGCCGCCGCCACCACCGCCGCCGCCACCACCGCCGCCGCCACCACCGCCACCGCCACCACCGCCACCTGTTGGCTCAGAATATCCAATAACAGTAACTAACACCGATGTGGTATTCATTAACGCGTCGGTTATTGTACATCGATATATACCCTCTCGATAGTCTCCGTTACCTAGAAAAATTGTAAATGATGTGGATATCGAAGAAGGCGTGTTTATCGTAAATGTAGCGCCACTGTCTCTTGCCCAAGAATAAGTATATGGAAGTTGTCCACCAGAAGGGTTAACAACGGTCAGTGGAGATGTAGTTATAGTTCCGGCACCAAATCGAGACCCCACTACCGTCTGTGGATTGACTACCGCAGTTAATGGTCGAAGACCAATACCCAATGTCGAATAATACATTACTGCTAGACTCATGTAACGTTTCCGGTAACCACGCAGATAGTTGTCGATCTAAATTTAATACCCGCAACTCCGTTACCATTTAATGTCACGGAACCTACGCCCACGCCATTATAATGCATAGTAACTCCGGATGCGATAATAGTACGATCAGCTCCATTGCCGTCAACGATAATTATGTCACCAGCAGTAAACGTGCCTCCAGAAATAGTAATTGATCCAGTAGCAAATACCTGCCTATTAGCTGACAGGGTTGTCAATGCTCCCGAAGTTTGAGAACTGGTCGCCACTTGTCCAACTATCTGTGTAAACACCCCAGTCGTAGGAGACGACGCTCCAATGGTGGTCCCGTCAATAGTACCACCATTGATATCAACGTTTGTAGATGTCGTAAGCCCCGCAAATCGGTTACTGCCCGACCATTCATTATTAGTTGGAAGGATATCAGTTCCCGAACCAACGCCAGTAGAGCCAGTAAATCCTCTAGATCCAAAGAATCCGGTAGTACCATTAGTTCCGTTGGTCCCTGCGCTTCCTGCAAACCCTCTAGATCCAAAGAATCCAGCCGAGCCAGCAAATCCGTTGGTAATTGGGCCCGCGGAATTAAAAAACGAGGTAGCCCAAATCGTACCCGTATTGTCTCGAACCACAACACTGTTAGCATATGTTCCAGTAGATGCTTCTCCAATTGCCACAGAAGTAGTGGTATTGATTTCCATCGTTCTAGCTTGAGCCGCTGCTGATGCAGTGCCCCACATATAAGTGTCAGTAGATGGAGATTTACCAGATGCATTAGTGTCAATGAGCGTGAGGCCTTTAACCACTTTTGGAAATTTACTATAGAAACCTGCCTCAGATATGTTAACCGTAAATGCCTCATATGAGAAAACTGCAACATCCTGGTTGTTGACTGTGATCTTTAAAACTGTTCTAGAATTGTTTGAATTATCCTTAACCGTAGTCAACGAGCCCAATGATGAGCCGCCGGCAACGCCAGACACAGTGGTAAAGGTGCTGCCCACCTTAATAGACAGTTGATTGTTCGATGTATTGAACCAGAAATCGCCCGCTTGTGCCTCTGCAGGCGGTGTATTAGCAATGTCGGTGAACGACATTGTTCGAAATGCAGAGCCATTATAGACCTTTATCTTGTTTACCGAGGTATCATACCAAATTTGGCCCTGTAATGGATTTGTCGGCGCGGTTATGTTGGCAAAGTTCTCAAGTAGGTAAAGAAAGTTTTCGCCTATGCTTTGTCCATAACCAGCATAATTCTTTCCTAAGAACGTCAATGCAGTTGTTTGATCAATAGATCCATCAGCGATGGTAGCAAATACCCGACCGTTTGATTTTGTTAAGATATATGGCATGATTGTATTTACTTTCTAACTGATTAATTTTAAACTAGATTGCTATCTCGAAACGCACTAGGAGAAATACCGCCACCACTCCCAGCGTTTCCTGGATTTATAGTTGGAACTCCGCCAATTCCCGGAGATGCGGGCGGAGCCGTAACCGTTGTTTCACTAACCGCTGTTACCCACTGTTCCCCGTCCCAGATACTAGGCTTCACATACACCCATTCCGATCCGTTCCACATCTTTGGATATAGAAAATATGGTTTTTGCCATGTGCTAAATTGATAATAATGCATCACTGCCATAGATTATTCCTCCGGTGCATCTGGCCAAACAACAGACACAGGAGTCTCAAATGTTTGCGGAATGTCTCTTAATTTTTTACGGTATGCAGCCCATGCTGTTTGATTAGGAACCGGTGAATCAACTAGCTGTGTATAATCACTCGCTGATAGAAGTTTGTCTCTTTCTGCGGTAATCGTCTCCCAAGTAATTGGTGGAACTGGAATAGCTTCTAACTCTACACCAGTAGGCGAAACTATAATTCGTTTGTTATGATACGTGATTTGATCAAAGAGAAAATCGTATTGATCAGTCACATCAATAACATCTACCGGGTAAGAAGAGTACCCAACTTCACTATTGTAAAACCCTTTTGCTGAATCGCTATAAAAAATTGGCATCTGTTGTTCTCTTATCCTGACCCGACTGCAATCCACGTAAATCCGTTGATCCCAATGTCGTTATTATTTTCTCGCTGACTCATTAAACTAAATTGTGAGACAGTTAAGCTCGAGGTGATTACTTGCACCCACCCGTCAGCACCGGTGTTTGGTGATATCAACAACGGTGTTGCCACTATTGACCACGGCGGAGCAGTAAAGTTAGTATTGAAGTTAAGTGGACCAACTACGCCTTCTTTAAAAGGGGTGCCAGTTTCAAATCTACCCCATTGTACTAGAATACCGTTGGGTAATTTCGTCCAGCCATTTATAGCTGCTGATTGTGTATATCCCGTGGCAGCCGAGGGGTCAAACCATATGTCGCCTGCTTGAAAAGATCCCGCACCTAGGTCTGCAAGAGTAGGTTGTGATGCTTTGACAATTACTCGACCACCACTAGTAAATCCGCTTGTCACATGATATAGATTTGGAGGCGTGGCGCCACCACCACCACCACCCGGACTACCACTGCTACCTGTAAACCCAGTTGGGCCACCACCACCACCACCACCACCACTGCTACCTGTAAACCCAGTTGGGCCACCACCACCCGGACTACCACTGCTACCTGTAAACCCAGTTGGACCACTGCCTGACGGAGGAATAGCCGCAAACCGTGTGTCCACATAAGTTTTGACTGCCCGTTGAGTCGACAACCGGTTATTTGAATTTGCGACCAATGTGCCGTCGGTGTCAAATCTGTTAATGCCCGCTAAGTTAGAATCAATCAATGATGTGAAATTCAGCGTGCCGGCATTGACTGTACCAGAATCTAATATGGTAGTATATACCACTCCCCAACGTCTTAATGAACTTCCTAGGTCAACCCCGCCATTTATCTGTGGCAAGAAGTTATTATTGAGATTCCATGTTCCAAAAAACGATCCTGTAGTAGCCGCTGTGATAAGAGAAGCGTTTAAACCGCGCGCTGTAACGTCTGCGTTAACGTCGCGCTCTACAAGCGTATTAGCAACAGTACCAGTGCTAGCCACGATGTAGCTGCTGCTAGACGCATTTAAAAGCGAGTCTGCGCTAGTTGCAAACGTGCTCGCACCTAGTAATTCAACGTCTTTTGAAGCACCATCCTTGAGTGTAATGCCTCTGATAACACCCGCAAATCCTGCAATTGGGTTTGATGCGTTTAAGAAAAATGCGTCGGCGCTGGTAATAGAAACCACCTCACCGTCAACGTAACATAATATCACCGGATGTTCTTGATTAGAGGTGTCAATTAATTTTGTAGATTGAAAACGTGTGGTACCAAACCCCGGAACTGCATCTGGCCCAATAACAATCAATCCCGTACCGGTGTTAATTGACAATTGCCCGTTGATAGTATCATACCACAAATTTCCTGTGTTAACCACAGTTGCTGACGACGTCGACACAGTAATGACTGCAAGATCTCTCCAAGCAGATCCGTTGTAAACTTTCAGCACACCGTCTGTGGTATCAAACCATAATTGACCGGTTAATTGGTTAGGTGGTGCAGTGTTGTCAGCAAAATTTTCTAGTAAATGAACAAAGTTTTCGTTCTGTAGCTTACCAAAATCAAACAGATTTTTGCCAATTAAACTCAGACTCGTTGTAATGCTGTCAAACTGCCCATCTAGCACAGTTGTCAGCGTTGTGCCGTCGGTTTTGAGAATAATATATGGCATGAATAGTCCTTAGATCTCTATACGGTATTTATTCGCTTAAGAACCAATTACAGAGTCACCCCGGTGATAGAGACTATATATTCCTCTAAAGACATTCTGTTGTTTTCAGTTAGCTTCCCTCCGATCCAGACGCCGCCGTAGAAGTGGCATAAGAGGCCAGAAACGTAAGAGTCGTTACGGCCAGAGAAAAGCGCTAGGCCTTTGGCCAGTGCCGTTGTGTCAAAAATTGCGGCGGTAAGGCTAGCTGCTGAGTTTATCCTGCCGGTTGCAGATGTAAGAGCGGTTTTTTGAACTGTTAAAACGTGCGGTATCGCAAGATCGACGGCGGAAGTAATACCGATGGTGCCGGTGTCTGCGGCGTTGCGGATTCGGTATTCGTTGGTGCCGCCTATGTCGATACTTCGGACGGCGCCCCTAAAATCGTTTGTCGGCGTGAAAAGGTATCGGCTTGCGGTCGGGTTACCGTCAAACCACCCCCCGACATGCGACCAGACTTCGCCGAGATTGCACGTCGGGAAAACCTGCATCCAGTCGTCGACGCCGTCGGTCTGCAGCCAATGCAAGCCGCCGCTTGTCTTGTAGAGAGGGCGGGTTGCATTGCTCGGGGCGATGGCGTGGAAGCCGGGGACGGCTTTGACGGAGATGTCAGAATAGAAGCCGCCGAAGCTCACGTTTGGCAGGGTCAAAAAAATGTCTGAAACTGCGGTACCCGTCCTCACCATGAACCTGTGGGCCCCGGCGGCGACGAAGGCGGCGGGGTAAGTCAGTCCGCCGGTTCCGTTCGCAAGCCGGCAGTCTATGGCGCGGCTATCGGCCCCGCGTGTTGTCAGTGTTAGGCGGACTTCAAACCAGGAAAAGGCGGGGGCATTCGCTAAAATTGTGACCGCGCCGCTTCCGGCCCCGTCAGCCCAAATTTCCCAAGTCTCACCTGATTTTATTTCGTAACCCGGAGTGCCCGCGGCGGCGCCGCCGGTATATAGCTCCGGCCCCGCCGCAATGAAGGCGGCCGCCGTCGCCCCTCTCATGCGCGACTTGTCGAGCATTATGCCGACTTCATCGCCGTCCGCTGATATATTCCCTTGCAAAATCCCGCCGGAACTTTGTCTATAAAGCGACGTGAGGTCCGAAGGGTCATAAAGAACTCTCGGAGCACTATTTAGAAAAATACTCTCTACAGGAATTTCGTTATTAATAATCGATGACGATATACCCGACAATATTTTCAATGCAGTCATAATCAGTCCTCGTTAATTTTCAGTTAATGGATAGCCTGAAAGGTACCATCTGTTGTTTGCTACTTTCACAATCGACGACATACCCCTAGCCCCTAAAATCCAAGATGCAGCATCAGCAATTCCGGCACCAATAATTCTTGTAGAAGTGTTGACCGACGAAATAGTTACATCATTAGTTGAATCGTTCACAAAAGAAATTACTGTGCCAGTTGAGTACGGAATAGAAGCATGTGTGGGTACCAAAACTGTACAGGTGCTAACAAAGTAGAGTTGTCTTCCTTTGTCTGCTAACACCAATGCATAGCTAGCAGTGGAAATATTATTTTGACTAACTTGCGTTCCACTGGTTCTCTGCGTGGTTCCATCGGAAAACATAATGTCTCGACCAATTGACAAATCGCCACTAACAGCCACAGTTGATGACGTTGCTGCCAAATCTGGATAGAAAGAAGTTTTTTTGTCCACTGGATCAATCTTCAGTGCCGTGACATCCCCGCCCTGGTTGATCTGTATAATCAACGGCAAGTTGGACGTTACGTTGTCAATGTAAGTGGCCGTTGATGTGGTTCTCAGTTGGATCTGCGAAGTATTTGGACCAATCAATATGCCGTTGGAGTTGAGAACTTGCAGACTAGCTGTTGTGGCTTGTGATCCGCCTACTGGTGCAACTTCTAGGTAAACTCCAGAAAATGCATTAACATCGTTAGCACTGGTAGCTGTTCCAACGAATCTAATTCCGGAGATAGAATTATTTAACTTGATCCCAGTCTCTACAGAAGTAATTCCGTCAAGTGCAGTGCCTAATGTAAAAGTTGAACTAGAAGCAACAGCCACTACCTTGTCATTGTTATAGAGGGCAGCAACCGCCACTACCTGCGAAGCGGTGTTAGTTACTGTGGTTTCATACCAGCCGTTCTTTATCGCCGCAGTAGACGTGCTAGCCAGCGTTGGGCCAACAAGAGTGAAGTCAATGCCGTCTGATGTGAAATATAATTGCCGATTGGTGCTGTCGATCCAAAGATCACCAATTTCAGGAATGGTAGGTTCTGAAGGAGAGACTTGTGCTGCTCCTACCGGACGGAAAATATTGTTGATACTGTAAACATACAATCGATCATCTGCTCGATTATACCATAGCTGTCCAACTAATGGACTTCTTGGAGAAACTCCAGTCGATGCAAAATTTTGCAATACTTCAACTAGGTTTTGGTTAACATATTCACCATATGAACTGAAGTTACGTCCGATCAGTGTCAAGCTCGTTGTTACCTGATCAATTTCTCCATCCGGCAATACCGTTAATACAGTTCCATCAGAATTTCTAATCGTATATGCCATGGTTATGTCTTTATGATATAGTTGAGCGTGACACCGGACCCTGTGCTAGTTGGGCCGGTCAAACTGGGTATTTTGAACGTATTAGAGATATTTCCAATACCATATTGAACATTGATAGCGGAAAATAATGTGCTGTAGGTTGCAGTAGAGACGGATCGACCATCACAACGCAACCATCCGCTAGGTTCTGATGCTGAAGTCCACAACATAACCATTCCTGATCGTACTAAGTTCGGAGTAACTGAGTCAGCGAGAAAGTCTTCTTTTTCAATATTATATAGAACACCGCTGTCAGATATTAACAATTTTGCCGAAGATGTTGCTGTAGAAATTCCCGGATTTCCAGTAATAGACAAACTAGTTAATGGAACGTTAGCTGGTTCTTTCCACTCAGTTCCATTCCATAATTGAATTTTGTTGTCTTCGGTATCACTAGGATTGGTAATTACCAATATATCGCCAAGATCGGCGCTAATTGGTCCAGTACTGGTACTTTGATAAACTACGTTGACCGCAATCCACAGTAATCCATCAAAAACACGGAGCTTATATGCCACTGTATCATACCAAATTTGACCTTGAATAGGAGACAGCGGAGCTGTGTCTGCTGAAAAATTTTCAAGTAAGTGAACAAAATTCTCAGCGATAGCTTGACCATAATTAGGATCATTGCGGCCAATTAATTTGAGACTGGTATTAACTTCATTGCCAACAATGTCCGGAATGGCAATTGTTCCATTCAATGGGTTTGATTTGATAACAGAGTATGACATTACTATTCCTTATGATCCGCTAGTCAAAGATTGTACTCGAATTGTATAATCAATTTGTATGAGTCTGTTGAGTGACTTTTGCACTGGGTGAAAAATCACATGCGTCAATAACAACCCAGTATTTTCTCCACTAGGATTAAAACTTTTCAGTCCCAGTTCGTCAAATACAAATTCACCACCTTGTGTGGGTGCTGCATCAAACGCCGGCTGTCCGCTTGGTTCGCCAAAATCTAAAAGACAACTGACCAATAGATCAGTATAGTACGTGCCAGCAATATGGCGTACTTCCATAAAATTTCTCGAAGGGTCTAACACAAATGGGTTGTTGGCATCGATGACTTTATAATAGGTCTGATTATATAATGAAGCACTTGTACCAACTGAGTTGGGTGTTAGATACGTGATAATCCCAGTGGGGTCAATTCGACTGCCACCGTTTCCAAACGCCATCTCACTGATAAAATTCCGTCCTATATTTCCAATGCCGCTGGCCATTGCAATTGAGAAATTCTCATAATGGATGGCATTTTTCTTATCAACGAACACGTCTTTTGATAGTGGATCAAAAATCTTAATGTGGCCCTGAACACGAATCCCTCCAACTTCTTTGAAGTCAGTTGTTGGTAGTGTTAATGGTTTTGAATTTTCCATTTGCATAGGTTTCTTATGTTCTTCCATAGTAGTATTTATCTGGTAGTGAAGCTTCGGCACCACGCATAAAACTCGGTATAATGCCGCTATCACTAATTAGCGAAGTTTGTGTATTTGAGTAAAAATTGTTGTAGGCTACACGTTGAGTAACCACAATATGGGTGCCTGTGGTAGTAACAAAGTTCAATACCAACTGTGCAGTACTGATTGTCCCAGTTGTTACCACATCAATTATTGTAAATTGTGGAGGAATAAAATCTATACCTCTATAGACGTATCCATTTATTGCGGTCGTTGCTGGAGAATTAGTATACGTCCAAACTTGGTTAGTTGCGGTTACCAACAGTGACACTCCGACCGTGGCTACCGGCGGCAATGCCGTTGTAGTAGACACCGATCCAATGACTCTCACAGGATCATTATCGTATCTAATCGAAGTGTTCTGTTTGTAATATCCTCGTTTATCAAGCTGTCGACCACCATAGAATACCGATAACTGATTTGTTGCTGCGGTAGTAGTAGTCAACGATATTCCGCCAATTGCGTACGACGTTGCGGTAGTAGCGGTGTACAACTGTCTATGAATTGACTCGTAGTAGGGAATATTTTGCTTCATACTTTGGTCAGCAACTGTAGTACCAACTGGATAGAATTCTCTCGCACCAGTCCCCAGCGTTCCGCGTCTCAAGTTAGAAATTGTATTACCATCAACATTCCAGAATTCAATACGCTCGCCTGCAACAAAAGCAACGCCTGGTGTCTTAGTTGCAATATTTGGAGCAGTCAGTGCTCTTGCATCAGACACTACCATTTCAGTAGAAGTGCTGTAAAGCACCTGCTCCAATTGAGTAGAATCAATCGCGCTCAATCTCTTATATTGTGTTCTGTTGAGAATGTCCGTAAACACCTTGTAACCCAGCACCGATGTTACCGCAGTGTCAGCAATCGACGTAATGATTACTGATTCGCTCCGTAGGTACGGATATGAGTTTCTTATGACCACTGTTTGATAGTCGTCATCGAGGTAATAGTCTACTCTATTTGTTAATGATTTACCACCAACAGTAACCCACACATAGTCGTCATTGACTACTTCTCGACTTGTTGGGTACCTTCTTGATGTTCTAGATTGGAACACTTCTGTTCTAACCAACGGAGCGGCGCTGTTATTAAAGGAAATTACCTTGAGCGCCGAGTTGACTACAAAGCCCGCAGATGGTCGCAATGTCATGATGGCCGTTGTAATATCTATGTAATAATCACTAAACACGAAGTTAGTTACTGCCACTTCGTCTCCGGTCTGAACAAATCCAACTTTGAATTTTACAGAATCAGTTGGTTGATCGACCACAAAATCAACACCCGGAATCGCACGTATTCCATTAACATACGCTTCTACTGTTGATAGATCGTATATTCCAGTCGGATATTGATTGTTTGGATCAATTTCAAACAACACCTGAGAATTAGCTGCCGTGTGGTAAGCCGTGTTTGGAGCTGTTAAGATTCTTCCGTCGATGTCTACAACAACTTGTGAGTTGGGTGAACCATAATTGCCCGGCATAAACAACAGAGATACCTCAGAAGTCACGCCGTCGCCAATGAATGCCTGTTGACGTACTGCACTCACTGCATCTGCGCCATTTAAGAACGACCAAACTTGCAACACATTTGTTCCAGTTCCAACCGTAGACGCTGTCAACACATTGTTCACCACTGTGTAATTTGCAGATGCAAGTTCTAGTCCGTTGAGAGTAGCGTAAATCCCCGATGCCGGAGTAAATGGGCTAACAAACGCACTAACTGTGGCAGTATTGTTAACCACTACGGTGTCTCTGTTATAGAATCCAGTTCCGCCAACATTGACCAATGTTATTGACAGGATTCCTGTTTCAGTTTGAGTATTAAGAACCAATGTTCGATTGTCAAAGTCTAGAGAATAATCAGTACCTTGCGATATCAATTGGTTATTGTACGACACAATGATCGAAGCTGTATTGGAAGGATACGCCATTAGCAATACAGTAGTAGTCGTTGATGTTTGATTTACCGGCGTATAATCATGCATCACAGTAGGCGATCCGCTTGCTTGTCCGGTATACACATTAATTGCCAAGCTCTCATGGATTTCTCCCTTGACTAGCTCTTCAGGAGCATGACTGATATTTGGGGATATAAACGACTCACCGTCAATTATTATATCCTCAGGATCAATTCCTAATGCACCAATTAATGTAGTGCCTGTGAAGAATCCACCTTCAAGGATTGTATCAAGAACGCCCGGTGTCAAGTTAAAGTCCCAGAATTCTATCTTAACGGTGTTGGCTAAAATAGCATCCGAAGTTGACGTACTGAAAGTAATTTCATTAGTTGCTGTATTGACCGCTTCAACTCGAACTATGTCTGAGTTAAATTTTGACCCATTAACTGTCAGTGTAGAAATCACAACCGTATTAACACGCAGCCCAACAACAATTCCGGTTGTGGTGCTGACAACAAGAGTAGTTGTCCCAGTTGCCGCAGGGTGTGTGACTATAGCTGTGGTATATGAATTAGATTGGTCCCCCCACTGTGATTGTCCAAACGGCGTTACATCCCAGTTTGCAGAATAATCAAACGGCAATCCTTGAATTTGTGCCCCTGGATACTCGATCCCCGTCATCAATTGCGACAAGTCGAGTCCTGGCATTCCAACTGTTGGTTGATAATAATCTTCAATTCTATCAACCGCATTAAACAGCGCGATATTTTTAGAATAGGTAATTGTTATTACTTGTCCTGCCAATGGAGCAACGTCTAGAACTAAATCAGTGTAGAGTTTTCTGTAAGATCCCGGAGCGGAGCGGTATGATTCAATAGTGTAATCTGTGGCTAAAATTCTCAATCCATCTACATCGAGTTCAATTAAAGATTTTTGATTAGATGCGGCCCAACTCAACGTGAATCTCACAGTTTCGCCGTCTCCGACAAACGAATCGGTATAAGTTGAATCTCCAATCTGTCTTGCAGTTGACACACGATCAAATTTCAATTCTGTAGTTGTGGCTCGAACTCTGCGGTTAGACATGATTGCCGAAGCTTTCGCAGGAACAAGATTAATTGATCCCCCACCACTGATAACCACAGACGGAGTTAGCAAGTATCCAGAACCAGGATTAATTACATTGATCGCCACTAGTCTACCAAGTGAAATTCTAGCCTGGGCAGTTGCTCCAGATCCTGTGTCACCTGGCGCTGGTATGATATCCACCGACGGCACTGCGGTATATCTCGCACCACGCGAGCCAATTGCCACAGATGCCACTGACAATGAATAATTGTCATTCCACGATTTCCACGGATACTGTGATAATTTTTCTGCATCATCAAGTACAGAAACGAATTTATCAGTTGCGTCGTTATAATATACCGGCAAGTCAAAATCAGTTGCATATGAGTTAGTAGGCTCAAGAATCTCATAATTAATCTGATAATTGCGAATACTACTATGATACGGCTTAACTTCTTTGATGTATTCTTCGTAATGTTGTCCGTTTTGGAATTTGTAAACTGGACGTTGATCTAACGACCCTGCCAAATTTCTCACATTCAATAGTGCTGTTTTAAACGCCCAGTCTAAGAATTTCTGTTCGGTCATAGAATACTTCACGCACGCAAAGAAAAGTCTATTCCAATACTCTTTGAGCGATCCAATGAACACGTCATTCTTAATTGCCAGCAAGATGTTAATCAATTCTCTCTCAGGAGTTTGGTCATACAACGTCTGATCGTAGGTAAAGACGTTGTCAAAGTTGTAAGGATTGTCTCTGATGTCCCATAGTGTATCGCTCAATTGAATGGTGCCGTTTTCACTTAAAACTAGGTCAAAACCACCACCAAAAGTTCCATTTTCAGACGATTTTCTAAGGATTATATACCGACCATTGCCCTGATTATTAACTCGTGCATAGTCTCCTGTTGACAGGGAAAACCCGGTTAGTTCATAGAATTCCCCAACAGTGGTTATAATTGGCTTCAGTGCGTCGTAATCATTGCTGGTCCAGTTGACATAGTTCCAGTATTCCGGAGTGTTGAAATCCTGTGTAAACACTTTGTTCCACACAGATCCGTTCCATTCATACTTGGCCCAACGATTGTTACTGTTTTCATCAATTCTCACGATAGTTGTGTACGGACGCACTGTGAGAGTTGGTGTTACGGTCAATCCAATTCCTGGGATCACAATGGTCGCAGTAACGATATTTCCAACGGCGTTAATTTCTGTAGTAATTTCTGCATTGATCGTGCCGTCACCAATTGTCACTGTAGGTCCTGCCCATGTGATTGGTTCTCCATAGATATCCAATTGTACTGGCAATACCGCAGAATATCCTGTTCCAGAATTAACAATTGATACCAATGAAATCGCACCCGTCTGCGTGCTAACAGAGCACGACAGTTCGGCACCTGTTAGAACCGTAGTTGGGACATTAAGAAGATCTTGATAATCCGTCACAATTCGATCATATTCTCTCGAATATACGTCTGGAATTTCTCTTGTAGAATTAAGTAGGGCAAAGTCTGCCAAGTCAGATATTAGGAATTGATCCATGACATTATTGATATAATTAACTGCATTTCTCAATGCAGCGTTTCGATTAACAAACATGCTCTGTCTAGGACGAATTTCAATACCATACTTTTCTCGATCACTTAATAGCGGATCTGGTACCGTATTTCCTAGACGATCTTTACCAACCAAGCTGTCAATCAATTTCTGATCTAAACTATCAGTTGGCATACTCGATGGGTTACCTTCCCCTAGCAATAGCCATTCGGTGTGTCGACTAATTTTATTATCAATCACATCTTTGGAAATATTCATATAGATGTCATTATTAATTAGAGAATTTCTCAAATTAGTGATGGACAACGAATCTGGCGACAACAATGAAACATATTTTACACCAAATGATGCTGG